GTCAGGCCGCTCGGCGAGAAAAACGAGGGGAAAAGCGGGTCCAAAGCCGTTCACGGTTGACCATGTCCGAATTTGGGGTTCAGAGCTCGTCCTAGACACCGGAGAACTTTGGGTCCCTGAGCAGTTCCAGTTGGACTTCATCGCGGACCTGTTCGCCGGCTATTTGGAGAACTGGCTGGTCATTCCCGAAGCAAACGCCAAGACGACCCTAGCCGCGATCATCGCCCTATATCACACGCGGTTCCAGAAGTATGCCAGGGTGCCGGTGGCCGCGAGTTCTAGGGACCAGGCAGAGTGGCTATACCAGGCCGCCGCTGGCCTCGTGGAGCGTACTCCGGGCCTCGACAAGGTGTTCCGGTGCCTGGAGGGTTATCGCCGCATCAAGTGCGAGGAATCGGGCGGGCGCATCCAGATCTTCGCCGCAGACGACCGGACCGGGGATGGCATTATCCCCACGCTCTGCCTCCTCGAGGAGCTCCATCGCCACCGTGATTTGAGTCTGTATCGGACGTGGCGGGGGAAGATCCACAAGCGGGGCGGGCAATTGGTTGCCATCTCCACGGCCGGCGAGCCCGATGGGGAGTTCGAGGCGGTCCGCAAGACAATCCGTGATTCCGCAGACGAAACCAAGCGAGATGGCTCTTTCCTCCGCGCTGTCTCTGGACGGGCCGTTCTCCACGAGTATGCGGTCCCCGAGGATGGCGACCCCGACGATATGGAGCAGGTCAAATTAGCCAATCCCCTGGATGCCGTCACTGTCGAGGTGCTCCAAGAAAAGCATGACAGTCCATCCATGACGCCGTCCCACTGGCGGCGGTTCGCCTGCGGGATGCCCAGCCGCGATAAAGCCTGGATTGAGCCGACCACCTGGGATGCACTGGCCGTGGATATCGGTGGAATTGAGGATGGTGACCGGATCATTCTGGCCGTTAGGGCTGGGGCCGGCGTCGGTATCGGCATTGCCTCGAAGAAAGAGAGGGATGCCGTGGCCGTCAAGGCCGTCATCATTCCCGCCCCATCCGGTGGCCGGGTACCCCTCGAGATCGTGGAGCGGACGATCCAGGGGTTGTGCGAACGGTACGCCGTCCAGGAGATCGCCTACGACCCGGAGCAATTCCTCCGCTCAGCTGAGCTACTCCAGCAGCGGGGATTGCCGATGGTGGAGATTCCCCAGCGCCCCATGCGCCTTGCACAGGCCACAGCAACAATGTGGCGGCTCGTTTCCGCCGGCCTACTTCGCCATGACGGGGCCGCTGACCTCCGCTCTCAGGTGATGTTGGGGCAGACCAAGGAAACGGTGCAGGGTTGGTATCTGGTGCCCACCGTTGATACGGCGGGACTGATCGCCGTAGCTATCGCCGCCCATCAAGCGAGTCAGTCCGGCGGGGACTTCTGGGTGTTTCTTGGAAAGGCTGAATCGTGAGACTGAAATTCAACTTCCGTGAAGGATTGCACCTAGCACCGGTAGAGAAACGATTCTTTGACTGGCAGAACACCGTTCCTCGGTGGGGAGAGTCTTATCAGTCCTCGGCAGGTGTCTTCGTGGATACGACAAGTTCCCTTGGCATAGCTACAGCGGGCCGGTGTGTTCGTCTTGTCTCCTCGGTGGTCGGCATGATGCCGCTGAAGGTGTACGAGGGTGAGCGCCCCGAAGTCACAGAGGCGCGTGATACCTGGCAATGGGTCCGCCTCAAAGAAGCCCCGAACGACGAGCAATCTGCCTATGACTTCTGGCAGGACGCCGCCATGTCGGTGGAAACCACCGGCAACGCCTTCATCTGGAAGGCAATTGTTCGCCGGCCGGTACGAGACGAGGGCGATATCCAACTCTTCCTACTTGACCCCAGCAACGTCCAGGTGCGGCGCGATGAGAATAATCGGAAGAGGTATGTGATCTGGCGGAATGGCCGCAAACAAGAAGAGCCGGCGAGCCGAGTTCTTCAGATCAGGGGTTGGACGGCCACTCCGGGGGCCGATATGGGCCTCTCACCCATCTCCTTGCATCGGGAAACCCTCGGCGCAGCGCTGGCCGCACGGGGATTCCAGACGAGCTTCTATATAAGCGGCGGGAACATCCCCGGCGTTATTACCGTGCCGGACAATCCCCCACAAGATGCCCTCGACCGCTTTCAGCGTGAACTCGAGGCCCGCCACGCAGGCGTGAGTCGGCCGCTGGTGCTGGTTAGGGGCGCTTCATGGCAAACCACCGGTATCTCCATGAAGGACGCGGAGTACATCGAGCAACAGAAGTTTAGTGCCGAGGAAATCTGCCGCATTTTCGATGTGAATCCAAGGATGGTGGGCGTGCTACTGGAGACGCAGAAGTCCTGGAACGAGGACATGGACGAATTCCTCCAGGCCGATATGGCTCCCAGGCTGCGCCGTATCGAAATGGCACTCAAGCGGGATGTGGATCTGTTCCCATCGAGTAGTGAGCTGTTCCCCGAATTCCTGTCGGCTGCTGTACTGAAACCGTCCCTACCAACGCGCTATGCGGCTTACAAGAATGCCATCCAGGCTGGCATTCTGACTGCGAACGAGGCTCGTGCAACTGAGAACTTGCCGGCTAAGGATGGTGGGGATGTGCTTCAGCAGACTCCCGTTGGCGGTGCGCCAAATGAACCAGGCGTGACGGAGGCGGAACAGTAATGCCGTGGCACATCGTAAAGCAGGGGAACGAGTACTGCGTAATCAAGGATTCCACTGGGGAATCCGAGGGTTGTCATCCCTCGAAAGCCAAGGCGCAAAGCCACATGGCTGCCCTGTATGCCAACGAGCCTGGAGCTAGGGACATGACAGAAGACGAACGCCCATTGAAAGAGCCGGAAGCCAATCAATTCGGCCTGATTCACCGCGAAGATGGCCTATTGGAAGTCCGAATCGCCCCGCGGGTATGGGAAATCCGCCACACGGGCCGACAAACAGAGGCCTTCACGATTCGGGGATATGCGGCGGTCACCGGCCAACTCTCGCTAGATCTCGGTGGTTTCCGGGAAGTCATTGAACAGGGTGCTTTTGAAGAAGTACTTGCCTCGGAGCCAGATGTCCATTTCGTGTGGGATCACGACCTGAGATATGTCGGTGCGAGGACGAAAAACGGCACATTGAGGCTTTGGAGCGACAACACCGGTCTTGGAATGGAGGCCCAGGTAGGCAATTACAGCTGGGCCAAGGATCTTCGCATCGCCCTAGAGCGTGGCGATATTGATCAGGGAAGCTTCGCCTTCACCGTCGCAGATGGTGGAGACGATTGGGAAGTGCAGGACGACGAAACCGTCCTGCGCACCATTAGAAACGTGGGTGGCCTCTACGACGTGACCGTGACCGCGCAGGGTGCCTATCCACAGACGTCTATGGCCGCTGTGCGCAGTCTCATGAAGGCTCATGGGATGGTCGATGGCGCATTGGTCAAAGAACCGATCCCCGTCGTCGGAGAGGCGGAGGCTGCGTCGCAAACGGGCGCGGAGCAGGAACAAGTTGACGAGAGTTTCGAGATCTGGCGCAAGGCCATGCGAAAGAAGGGCGAAGCCCAGCGAGCGACTCTCGCCAAACTGAAGGAAAGAATGGAGAAACTCAAATGAGTGTCAAGACACTTGAGGAACTCCAGGACGAGCTTGCAAACGCCGAAATCGCAATGAATACGGCGGATGCAGCTCTGCAGGCAGTCGATCCCAAGGACAAGGAAACCCGCGAAGAGCTTGATGCCGAATTCACGACAAGGGCATTGGAAGTTTCCAAACTCTCCGATGATGTCCGCCGCAAGGAGGACATGCAGAAGGCCCTTGCGTCTGTTCCTAAGACCGTTCGCATCGAAACGGGAGAGGAACCGCGCACTTACGAGCGCGGAATTCGGGAGGCTGACGGCCAATACCGCAGCTTCTTCCGGGATGTCCTGAACGCCCAGAAGGGGGATCACTCGGCTCAGACCCGTATTGCCCGACACTCTCGCGAGATGGCTGTCGAGCAGCGGGCCATGAACACAGGTACTCAGGGTGTTGGCCTTGTGCCGCCCCAGTACCTACAGGCCGAGCTTGCAGAGTTTGCTCGCGCAGGTCGCCCATTCGCGGATGCACTTGGTGGCCGTCCTCTTCCTGATACGGGGATGACGTTCAACGTTCCGCGTGTGACGACTGGTACCACAACCGCAGTGCAGTCCGCAGAAGCCGGTACGGTTCAGGACAACACGCCTGTGACTGACACCATCGCGCTGGCCGTCAACACCGTGGCCGGCAAGGTGGACATCTCACAGCAGTTGCTTGACCGCTCCGACCCAGCGACCGACACGGTTATCGGCCAGGACCTTGCCGCTGACTATGCGAAGCAGCTAGACACACAGCTGATTACGCAGGCCACCAACGGCATCCTGAACGTGTCGGGCGTCAACTCGGTTACGGCGGGTTCCGTGGGTACGGCGCTCGTTTGGAAGAAGATCGCTGATGGTGTGCAGCAGATCTGGACGGGCCGCTTTGCGGGCCCGGACCTTATTCTGTTCCACCCACGTCGGTGGGCTGACTTCCTCCAGGCGCTCGATGCACAGAGCCGGCCCTATGTGGTGCCGGATGCAATGGCTGGCGTTCAGTCGTTCAACGCACTGGCCGCCGCCACGGGCAACACGCCAATGGGGCTCGTCGGACAGGTGCAGGGGCTTCCAGTTCTGCTAGACCCCAACATCCCGACGAACCTGGGAACGAACACCAACGAGGACCGCATCATCATCACGAAGCGGTCGGATGCGTTGCTGTTCGAGTCAGGGTCTCCGACTATCCGAGTGATGTCGGAAGTTCTGTCTGGAACCCTCCAGGTGCGCATCCTGGCATTCGGGTACTTCGCGTTCACGTTTGCGCGTTATCCGAAGGCCACAAGCATCATCAGCGGCGCTGCATTGGTCGCGCCGACCTTCACATAAGCCGAGGGTTGGCAAGAAGAGGTGGGGCGGGGGGCCTTCGGGCTTCCCGCCCTGCTACGAAAGGAGATGG